GATTGCTTGTAGTCACCAGAGAATATGATCTTGCAGTGCCTACCTACTCGGGTGATTACCGACTCCAATTCATGTTGAGACATATTCTGCATCTCATCAACAACAATGATACAGTTGTTATATGTGATACCACGAATGAATGATGTACTCTCGAAGTGTAGTTGGTTCTTAGTTTTAAGATTATCCCATGCAGTATAACAACCAAATAGCTCGTTGAATATACTTTTATAAGGGGCTGTGTAAGCCTCTTTCTTCTCGTCTTCGTCTCCTGGAAGGAAACCTATATCTCTTGTTGGTACAATAGATCTCATTATGATAAGATCGTGGTACGGTGTGTTTCCATCTAACACATTTTCTAGAGCCATTGACAGTGCTAAGTAGGTTTTACCCGTACCTGCTGAACCATTGAGAATAAGGTTTTTACCTTCTTCCCAACCACTGATGGCGTTATGTTGGCGCTGGTTTCTCCCTTCTAGTTTAGGGAGGTCGTCGATTCTAATTTTCTTCTGGTTCTTATTCAATTACCATTCCTTTAGTGCGTCGTTTGGTGGATAGAATTTCTTTAAGTTTTTCATCCGACTTCGAAAATCTCCATCGGACTTCCCGTACATATCCTTCGTACTACCATAATTAAACTTGACAGGCTGCATCACAGTACTGCAGTTGTTTGTTTCTTTATAACTATCCAGCTCGGAGATCTTCATAATATCATCCCACTGTTCGCCTGTGTCGTTATCTTTAAACGTGTAAGTAGGCATTTAGATTACCTTATCGCCCCAAACACCTTTAACCAATTTCTCGGTCAAACCTTTGATCTTCAGCTTCTTATTGACAGCCTGATCTAGATACATAGCATCCATAGGATGGATCTGTTCTAGCATAGCCTTATATGAAGAGTCAGCTCTACTTTGTTCCACATCACCCTTAGCTAGAGGCACCAAGTATTTGGTGATATCCCGTAAGTTCGCCACCTGTGTATCTTGTGGTAACCAATTAATATTTTTAGATACATGTATCTTAACTTTCTCATCAAAATTAATCTTCATAATATCCCGTAAGGCTAAACAATCGTTGTCGCCCAATATTTTGATCTTACCTTCCCGAGTTGGTGACTCTTCAACAGCATCTAAGATCTCATATATTTCCATTAAAATTCCCCTGCGCATTCTACTAGTAGTTTCATTTGGTTTTCAACCAAATACGTTAATATGTTACTTCTTTCGCTATACTTATAGTTCTCATATAAGCTCACACTTTCACTCTTGATCACTTCAGGAGTTCTATGTAGGTCAATCATTTCCCTGTTACGCATATAGTTCCTGTAACATTCCTCAGGCATATGAGCCTTTAGGTCGTCACGATGTTCCCACCACTCATTGATTAACTTCATCCGCATTGGAGTCTGTCGAATCTTATCAGTGAATGAGTTATCAGGAGACATTACGTTAGGTACACCATCACACGAATCGCCCTTCATTATATGTTCAAAGATATACTTAGTAGGATCAGCTTCCTTAAGCATCTTCTGAAACATTGGGCTCCATTGGATAACGTGACCGTATGCTTGTAATTGGATGAAGTCTTTATCGGCTGAAACGATAACAACGTTCTCACCCACAACAGGTTCGGACTTGTGTATAGTTAAAGCCCCGATGATATCATCAGCCTCTGCGTTATCAATACGTATTACTGCGTATGGGAAGTTCTCTCGTAGATCTTGTAGGATAGTATCGATGTGAGCATATATCGCTTTCCAATCAATCTTATCTGTATCTCGTTTAGTTTTACGTGAGGCTTTGTATTCAGGATAAACATCCTTCCGCCAAGAATATGAATCGCAAGCGATAACCATATTACCATACTTACTCTCAGGATACTTCTGACGATACATTCTTAAGTTATTCAGGACGATATGTTTAACCAATCCTTCACTTAGAGGTTCGCCCCTGTTAAGTTGTCCCATAATAGAACCAACTGCCATACCGTTAAAATCAACGATTACCATAATCTACTCCATACTTTAATAATTTAATTCTTACACACCTATTATAACGCATAACGGTATGAAAGTCAACACTCATTCAATAATATTTTTAACACTTCCTATCCCAATCTTAATAGCAATGATGCCATTATAATTGTCTTCCCTTAGTAATACGTCCTCATCGAACTGTATCTTCGCTTCATAATAGTTGGTGTTACCTCTGGTCTCACACAACATTATAATCTCGCGTTTGAAGTTACCGTGACCGATCTCTTCAATGTCTGCGCAGAGCCGTTTAGACGAACCCCAATAATCCTGCCAATCTGTATCAACCACTTTAATACGCTTGTTAACTCTACCTATGAGAGGCTTCAGTTTACGTTTGCTTTTAAAGTATTTCCTTCCTACGTAATCGTGTCCAGTGACTAAGTTGGTTACACGGTATATAAACCCGTAATAATCTCCAACGTCTTCTAGACCAAACTCCTTACCTTTATATGTCCATTTCGGTATCATCGAAGGTTCCTTCTTCAAGGTCGATTTCATACCCGCAGAAGGGACAGAACGGGATATCGATATCCAAGTTCGTCGTACAGCTCTTATGACCATCTTCGTGTAGTAATACATTATACGTTTTATTACAATCCCTGCAACCTATCATAACGACAAGCCGTCCAAGTTCATCGAAAAGTGCTCTACTGTTTCAGTATAACCTCCGACGTAATGCTTACCAGAGAATACCTGAGGCATTGTCCTTGCTTGAGGAGCGGCTTCTCGCAAGTCATCTATTGTATAACTACCGCTTTCTATATTATTTTCTGTAAAGGGCAACCCCTTACTATTTAAAAACTCTTTAACCATCGTGCAGTAGCCACAATGGTCTTTACTCCAAACTACAATATTCGTCATAAACTTAACCCTTTGAACGTATTCTCTTGTACGTCTTGTTTAACACCGCCTACAATATATGCGGTTATCTCTGTCTCTTGTGGGGCAACTTGTACATTACCACCTCCTATCCACTTCTCGGTCCAAGGCAGTGGGTTAGCCTGTTGTACATGATAGCTCGGTGTATAGCCTACGCTCTTCATGCGTTTAGCTCCGATCCATCGTACATAATCTTGTAACAACTTGGTATTTAGACCGATCATTGATCCGTCTTTGAATAGGTATTCAGCCCATTCCTCTTCCTGTTTAATTGCTGTTAAGAACATACCTTCGACCTCAGCCTCAGTCTCTTCCTTAATCGTAGCAAATTCAGGGTCTTCTTTAACTAGGTTCTTAAGTATCATTAAGGAAGCAGCTAAGTGTGTGTTCTCATCTCGAGCAATTAGCTTGATGATCTTAGCGTTACCTTCCATCTTCTTAAGCTCAGCAAAACCCCAAGAGCAAGCGAATGATACATAGAAACGAACCCCTTCTAGAATGTAGATAGACATCATACATAGGTAAAGGAGTTTCTTATGTTCGCGCGATCCGTGCTCACCATCATAGTTCATTAGGTTATCGTAATATTTCGACACGTCTGTACCGCATGTCACTATCTCAGGAATGCTAGTTAGCTCGTCAAATACGATTGATGGGTTTGGATACACATTACGGATGATGTGGGTATATGAGCGGGAGTGAATCGTCTCAAAGAACGACCACGTCTCGATCAGCACTTCTAACTCTGGTAAGGAAACCAAAGGAAGTAATGCTAGGTTGGGTGACCGACCTTGGACCGAATCTAATAAGATCTGGCGCTTAAGGTTGGCTGTAAATATATGTTGTTCACTGGTAGTTAATTTGGAGTAATCAATCTTGTCTTTAGTAACATCAATCTCGTCAGGAGTCCAATAAAAAGAGATCATCTTCTCGTAGAGCTTTTGGATTGGGGGATACTTAACAATGTCATACCTAGCTATGTCTAGATCTTCTGAGAAGAACATATTACGAGTTAGGTGGGAAGTCTTACTTACATTAAAAACACTTTTCATAATCTAGATATACCTTACTTTATTTGGTTATTGCGCTTCCAGCCCAATAGAATTTGATCGGCAATAAATTGGTGGGGAGTTCCTGTAGGATACTCGTGCTGCCATAAAGGTGCCATCTTCAACGCACTGGATTCAACGCGCTTAATATGTCTTATGTTGCTGTACTTCTGGTACTTCGACTTCATCTTGGTATAAATTACTCTGGCCATTACTCTGTTCTTAATTAAATTGTTAAAATTGAGAGGTATTCGGTGACGAGGAACCTCTTAGAAACCTCGACTAGCGGCTTTACGCTGCTAGTGCATAAACGTTATCATTTGCGTTTAAAATT